TCGACGTATTCCCAAAATTTTTTTGGAGCCGTTGCGAAACGAAAAAACCCGCATCGCTGCGGGTTCTCGTCGGGGCTAAAACAATTTTTTTCTCACCAGAGGTTCAGCATGGTTGAGACAACGTCTTCAATGCGCTCCAAATCATGCGCATCGATGTCCAGCCAAGTATACGGCGCAATCCGCTCAATGATCTTCCAGCTGATTGATTCTGGAATATCACCCGCAGCTATGGCGAGCTCCAACGCAACTTCGAGCCCCCGCATAACGCTTTCGAGGTCGCGATGATAGGTAATCCTTGGCACAACAAGTCTAGGTCGGTGTATTGTCAATTTAAACATTAGAAAAATCTCCGTACAGTTCAAACACTTCAATCGCCGCTAGATCCAAAAAACCACCGCCACTGTGCAAATCATCGTGAGCGAAAAACCTCGCCTGCGATGCATTCTTCGCGCTTACGATAGCATGTCGCCCATTGCAACTACACTGCCATACTGGATAAAGGAACTTTAGGCTATTCGCTCGCCTTGAATCAGCAAAACAGAACGGGATCATGCCCAGCATAATTGTCCACATATAGTCTGGCTTGACATCTCTTCTGCAGTCGATCACGTTCCATAATCGAGTTGCTCGCAACAATGCCGCGCGACGATGTCCTGTTTGCCATAGCTCACTGATCTTGCGACATTGCGAAATCACGATTTGTTGATGTAGGTACATTGTTTACATTCCCTCTTTCTTAAAAACGCGATTCATTGCAATCGTCAGCTGCAATGCGGTTCGTTCATCGATCCATTTAGTTAGCGGAACTTGGAAGTAGTAATTAACCCGCTCAAAATGAGCAATAAATCTTTTCCGCCTATAAATCACTCGACAACCAACTCTTATAGCTGCATCTCGCAGCTGATCTACTGTCTTTTCTTTTGTAGCCACTCGAATACCTCCCAAAAAATTAAACATGCCGGAGCCTATCCCGGCGAAAAGGCAAAACTAATTGCAAAGCTGGTACTGCACAACATTGTCGACAAAACGCAATCCTTTACGCTCCGCGAATTCTTTCGCTTCTCTTAGGAATCTATCGGAAGGAAACTTTCCCGAACGTGATCGACCGATATGATCCTGAAGTATCCAGTGCAGCTTACCGCGACTATTTTTCGTAGCGCAGTACGTCTTGATGCTCCATATTGGATAGTATCCAGTCGTCTTGGCCCCATATCGGCCAACCGTAACTACTTGCTCGCCTTCGATAGTGTTAATTGCTACATCATTCATTTCATCTACTCCCAAGTTAAAAAGCCGGAGCCTACCCGGCGGAAAGGCAAACGAAATTACACAGTCCCAATCCCCTGAGCGCCAACTTCCCATTCCAAGCGCTCATCATCTTGCTGCGCTGTCCACTCATTCCATGTCAGTTTGCATCCCTGATTTGCTACCGCCAGCTCCCAACACCAACGATCCTTAACTCCATTAGGACAGACAGTCACCGAGCCGTGAATCATGTCCGACTGATCGACAGCATCTCTGTAGGAATCAAAGGCTGAGTGATATTCACCGTTATTCGCAAAAACCATAAAAAACATCTTTTTACTCCCAAGCAAGACAAACAAACGCAAAACACAACGCAAATCATCATTGCAATTCATCGGCACAAAATCAAGCGTTTTTTGAGCAAAATACAAAAAATTCTGCGTTTTGCATTTCCTTGGTGTGCGGCTCATTTTTCTCTGTCACGCTACTTTCTACTACGCTCGCATAGAAATCTTATTCAATAGTTTTTTCTCAGCGATCCAGCAAAAGTGTTGCTTCCAAATTTTGTCACATTTTACAACTGCATCACCCTCCTAAGCACCACCGAATTTATTTTTTACAAACGGGCCTAGCCAAATTTAAAACTTTCCGTTCATGAACATTCACAAGCCAGCCACCCCCCTCCCCCCTAAAAATCCAGAAAAGCTGACGTATTCCCAAATTTTTTTCTGGAGGGATTGACTTTGCGTTTCCGATATGTATCCTGTCACTGTCGTTTACGTTGTGTTATGCGTTTTTGGTTTCCTTGGAGGTGTTCAGTGGAGTGGTTCAAAATTATGCTGCAAAGTGGCTATGCAAAAACGGTTGAAATCATGCGAAGTCGCCGCTATTACGAAGAAGAGATCTGGGATTGCCAGCCCGAGAAGCGAAACGAGTTCATTTTGAGAATGGCGATTATCGGCAGCGAAGATGGCACAAAGGCTGCATTTATCGCCAAGCAGGTCATGATCGCTCTGTATCAAGCTGGCTATGGCGTTGACCTCATTGCCTTCGGTCGGTTAATTGGGATGATCATCCTCAAGCGTGATGGCGAGCTCGTCACCGATGCTGAAATTGAGGAGGCTCGCGATGCCGTATTACTTGATGTTTGATATGGCCGTTGTCACCGTCACCATACTCACTGGCGTTTTGGTCGAAAGGATTCTTGGCGATGGAAGAAACGAGAGATTGTGATTTTTGCTCAAAAGCGTTTTCACTAAAATTTAAACACAAGAAGCGATTCTGTTCCCCGCGCTGCAACAAAGCTTTCAATAGCCGAGTGCAACGTCAAAAGTTTTCTAAAGATGCACACTTAATTGGTCGATTTCGCTGCAGTGGTTGCGGCGCAATGAATTTGTATCCAGATTGTTTAGCATGCAGGATTGAAAAGAGAAAAAATGAGCGTACTTAATTTAGTTAAAAGCGGAAAGCAGGATAAGCCAAGAAAAACACTGCTCTACGGCGTTCACGGTAGCGGCAAGAGCACTTGGGCATCGCAGTGGCCTAAGCCATTGTTTCTTGACCTAGAAAACGGCGTAGCGGATTTGGACGTTGTGTCAATCAATTGTCACGACTCGATTGATCTGGCGTGGGGAGCGATCATCGAACTGTCTGGTGAGCATGAACTGCAAATCAAGACGGTCGTTATCGACTCGGTAGATTGGCTAGAAAGGCTGATCAGCGAAGACATCTGCCGTAAAGCGAACAAGGACGCGCTGAGCGACTTTGATTTTGGTAAGGGAAAGGGAAAGCTGATTGCAGCATTTTCCAAAGTGCTCAAAGCAATGGAACAGCTCACGATCAAGGGCTATCACGTTGTATTACTAGCTCACGCAGATGCCTCAAAAGTTGAGCCACCGGATTCGGCCTCTTATCACAGATACGGGCCAAAGCTAATGGATGCGATTGCCGAAATGGTGCAGGAATGGTGCGATGAGGTTTTGTTTGTTAATTACGACCGCAAAGTGAAGGAGGTAGAGGAAGGGTTTGCGAGAACCCGTGGTATCGCTGTTGGCTCAGGTCAACGTCTTTTGTACACGACTGAAAAACCGTCACACTTGGCAAAAAATCGGCTTAACCTGCCTGACGTATTGCCTTTCGATTTTGCTAGTTATTCTCAATATTTAAACAAGAAACAAGGAAACTAAGAAATGAATTTTGAATTTTCAACCGAAGGTATCGACACATCCGACCGCTACGCACTTATTCCCAAGGGCGACTACACTGCAGTGGCATCATCCGCCGAAGTTAAGTCGACCAAGTCTGGTGAAGGGCAGTTCCTAGAAGTGAAATTTACCATTGTCGACGGCCCATGTGAAAAGCGTGTCATTTATGATCGTTTCAACTACAAGAACGCCTCTAAAGAGGCGGAAACGATTGGCAAGCAGCAACTTGCTCGATTCCTTGCCGCGATTGGCAAGACGCACATTAAAGACACGCATGAAGTGCTGGACATCTTGCTGACGATTTCGATTGGCGTGCAGACTCGCAAAGACAACGGGGAAGATACCAATCGCATCGTCAAATACTCCAAGCGTGATGTTGTTGCCAGCGTCACTCAAGGCTCGCCAAACAAGCCTTGGTGATTATCTTAACCCGCCATGGTGGTTGCTTTAGTGTTTTTCACAACCGATTGGCTAGTGCGCGGTAAGTGCTAGGTGTCATTGAAGCCAAACTACCGTTTGAGCGAAACTTCCGCGCTCCGTTTTGCTAGGTGTACGCAACACCTAGCTTTTCTTTTTTAGGGAGTTAACCAATGGAAATCGATGCCCGTTACTATCAGCGTGCCGCAGTTCGCGAAACGTGGTCGTATATGAAATCTTCGGGTGGTAATCCATGCATCTGCATTCCTACCGGCGGCGGAAAGACCATCGTCATGGCGATGCTAGCGAAGGATTGCCTCGGCTGGGGCAAGCGTATTGTGATTGCTACGCACAATCAGGAATTACTCTTGCAAATTGAAGCAACGCTACTGCGCTACGGCATGCCTTGTGGCATTTACTCCGCTGGCCTTGGTAGACGCGACACCGAGCAAGATATCATCTTGGTGGGTATTCAGTCTGGCTATCGCTGTGCAGAACTTTTCGGTTTTCGCGATGTGGTTTTTATCGATGAGGCTCATCGAATTAGCCCCGAAGACAACTCGATGTACTGTCAGTTGTTTCATAGTTTGATGGCGCAGTCGCCTAAGCTGCGCATCATCGGCCTAACAGCCACGCCGTATAGAATGAACGATGGGCTAATCTGCAGCCCAGAAAACTGGCTCAATCAAATCTCGTACGAGGTCAGCGTTAAGGAACTTATCGATAACAAATTCTTGTGTCCGCTTCGCAGCAAATCATCGCAGCTTTCGATTGATACAAGTCAGCTCAAAGTCAAAATCAACGACTTTAGCGAAAGCCAGCAAGAAGACATGTTCTTGGCCCGCGCGGACGAAATCATCGCTGATATTTTTGCTCGGTGTCAAACATATCAAAGAAAAAGCATTCTTGTTTTCTGCGCCGGTGTGAAGCAAGCATTCGACGTTAAGGAGCGATTGCAAAAACTCGGTGAAATCTGCGGAGTAATCACCGGCGATACAAAAGATTCGATCCGCAAAGAATATCTTGATGCTTTTAAGGCGCAAGAGATTCGCTGGTTGGTCAACGTTAACGTGCTGACTGAGG